TGGTGGCCCGGAAAGGCATCCCTGATGCGGCCATCGCGGCCATGGGTGCAGCCGGCGCAGTCGGGGGCATGGTTGGCGTGGCGGGCTTCCTAGGCCACCGGCGCAAGGTCCGCGTGCGGGACGCCCAGCCGATGGACCCGGCGCTCATGCCGGTGGTGCTCGGGGCGGGCGTGAACATCGGGCGGAGGGCTTGGTGAAACTGCGCAAGTTTCTACTGATTGCATTGTTGCCGCCAATCGTTGTCTTCTCGTATTTGGCGACTCTTTTCCGTGAAATCCGGGCGGCGTTTTGGTGCGCCAAGAATGCCGCTCAGCAGGAAATCTCAGCAGCGCGGCTTATGTGGAGGGAAAACTCAAATGAACGCAAAGACCAAGGAGCGGCCGGCGGTCGTGGATGCCACGATGGCGCCGAACAACCTGCCCGCGGTGCACGATCCGCGGCAGGATCCGTCCAAGGCTGACAAGCCGGTGGCCATCGCGACCGAGCGCAAGGTCTATCCTGCGGCCATTGCCAAGGCGATTCTGGCCGTCACGCGCGAGGTCGGGCGCATTCACAAGGCGAGCCGCAACACGTTCCAGAACTACAATTATGCCTCATGGCAGGATGTGAACGACCGGCTGGCGCCGCTGCTGGCCGAAAACGACTTGCTCATCGTGCAATCCGAGGTCAGTCGCAATCTGATCGAGGAGAACGACAAAGGGTCGACGCTCGCCATCGTGTACGAGTTCACGATCGTCAACGGTGCGGGCGAGCAGTGGCCTCCGATCCAGTGGACGGCCACGTCGCGTCTACGGGACGGGAAGGGCGTGACCGACGACAAGGCGGCGCCGAAGTGTGCGACGCAGGCCGAAAAGTACTTCTGCATCAAGACGTTCAAGATCCGCACCACGGACGACATCGACAACGACGCGGATGATGGGCGAGGCGGAGGCAAGTCGGCGGCGCCAGCGGCCAAGGAAAGCCGCATGACCTTCGACAAGCTGCAGGGCGACATGCTCAATCAGACCAGTAGCGCAGCGCTCATGACGTGGATGTCGGCATCGCTGGCGACGATCGACGAGTTGCCGACAGGTCAGCGAGCCGAGCTGCGCATGAACTGCTCCCGCCGGCTTGGCGAATTGCGCGCGGCAGAGGACAAGGCAAACCGTGACGCCGCGGAGAAGGCTGCACCGGAGTGGCAGAACAGCGAGGTTGATCCGGAGGCGCCAAATCCTCGTCAATATGACAACAAATTCTATCGAGAGCCCGAGCCTCAATGGGACACGCTGACGCCCACGAAGCAGGCCGGCATCCTGTGCAACGATGGGGCTTTCGCCGCATTCATCAGCGAGACGCGAGTTGAAGGCAATCCGCTGTTATCGCAGGAGGAATGCGCCGCTTTCGTCCGCAAGCACTGCATCGTGGAGAGCCGCAAGGACATCCGCAACAATCACCCGTCCGGCCGCCTGTGGCGCGAACTCGTCGCGGAGTATCGGGCATGGCAGCGTGGTGACGAGCCTGCACGCGAACCGGATGGCCTGGAGGAAATCTTGCCGCCCGTACCACCGCCGACTGCGGCTGGAGGCGACCGGATCGCGGAGATGTCGGCTGCCGATACGACGCTGCGGAATGCGGCTGAGGGCGGCAAAGCCGAACTGCAGACGGAGTGGTTCAAGCTGCCAAAATGGATGCGCTCAGACGCCTCGATGGTCGCGGCAAAGGAGAAGCTGAAGGAGCGCGCGGCGCAGGTCGACGCGGCGAGGGAGGGGGAGTGATGGGCGAGCACCATACTACACACTGCTGGGAAGACGGCCCAGTCACCGAAGACGGGATGTCCACCACCTGCATGCTTCTTGATGGGCATGAGGGCGAGCACCAGTGGATGCGAGATGACGAGATCAAGGTCTCATTCGCGCCCCCGGATCCCAAGGAGCCATCCCGATGACCGACCGCCTCACCGAGATCAGCCGCATCCTGGAACGCCAGCAGGTTGCCATGGATCGACAGACTCATCTTGCTGCCATCGAGGCGACGGCGCGGGCCATCATGGCGCTGGACGGCGCAGCAGCCCGTGATGTCATCGCCGAGCGCCGCCGGCAGATCGAGGCGGAGGGCTGGACGTCATGGCACGATGATCAGCACCACCGGGGCGAGATGGCGATGGCCGCCGCCTGCTATGCGCATCCAGAGCGGGTATTCATCGCACGCCAATTGGCTGGCCGCGGCTATGAGACGTACACCAGCTATCGCGATGCATGGCCGTGGGCTGATGAGTGGTGGAAGCCCAGGGGTCGGCGCCGCGACCTCGTCCGCGCCGCCGCGCTGATCCTCGCAGAGATTGAGCGGCTTGACCGCGCCGCACAGAGCGCCCCTCCCGCCCCGGAGCCCCAGCCATGACCCGCGAGCGCGAGCGCCTCATCGAGATCATGAACGACGAGATCAACGCCAGCGAGTTCCGTGTGACGAGCGACGTTCTCGGAAGATCCGCAGACGCCATCCTCGCCGAGATGGCGGGGGAGTGGAATGCGGGGCTCGATGTCGCGAAGCTGGACAATCTTTTGGGCCGCCTCGATAGATGGCTGGAGAGCCGACACGTTCGCGACTGCCCGGAATTCGTCGACAGCCGGTCGCTCGACCATGCCATCGGTCAGGCCGCGGACACCATCCGCGCCCTGCGCCGCCCCGACGCAGCGCCAGAACCCAAGCGCGAATGCTGCATGCAAGGGTTGGCTGGCGTGGGGATGCAGTGCTCCGACTGCCCACTCAAGGAGGAGGCGCCAGCGCGCCCGGCCATGCTCAGCGTCGAGGAGGTGGCGCACGCTCTTTTCATGGCCGATACCGGTCGTTCCAACTCATTGCGGCTGGCGGCTGACGGTTACTACCGAAAGCTCGCTATCGCCATCCTCCCCCTGTTCGCCAAGGAGCGGTCATGAGCACAGACATCCGGTGGATCGAGGAAAACGCAGAAACGACAGCCATTGCTGCTGCGGCTGTTCGGCTGCACTCGATGCTCGGCGACAATTACAGCGAGCGCGGATGCCTCCATCTGGCGCGACAGGCACTGAAGGCCGCCGCAGCCGCGCGGCCGGTGCCGCAGGCGGGCGAGGTGGAGAATATTTCCACTTGGCTCCGAACCATTGTTGGTGGTGATGCGGTAAAAGCCGCCGACCTGCTCACCGCCCAAGCCGCCGAGATCGCGAAACTAAACTCTCGCGAGGCGCTGGCCAACGTGGCACTCAGCGAGGAGAACGACGCGCTGATTGAGCGCATCGCGGAGCTACAGGCGGCGCTGCGGCGGGTCACCGATTGCCTCGATACATTCATCCGAGAGACTGAGGATCCGGGCACCGAAGCGCTCGCGGCGGTCTACTGCGCCCGCGCCGCCCTCGCCCCGGCCGGGAAGGAGGTGAAGCCGTGAGCCCAATATTTCCCAATCCGTACGACGGCGTTCGCATCATTGAAGACATCACCCTCACCGACATGGTCGAGGACTGGTCCAAGGTGCGCTCGCCAAGCCGCGCTAGACGACGATTGAGGCAGGGTCACCGACAGAACATCCGATTCCTGCAGGTTCCGAAGAAGCGCGCCTTCTCTATTGACGGAGGCCGAACGCTAATCATGCATCCGGAGATGGCTCGGCAGTTGCGGGCAATGACCATTGTTGCCAGGGATCAATGCGGCTGATCCTCCCGGATCTCCGCCACAGCCTTCGCTAGCGCCCGCAGAAGCTTCTGCGTCGCCCGGTGGCGAAAGCCGTTCCATATCACGCAGCCCCACGTCATGCCGCTTACGACCGCGCTGAATACGACCGTAGCGGCAGCCCAGTCCGCCCATGTCTGAGGCCACCCGGGAAGCATTGCTACTTGGACAAAGTCTCGCGGCGAACCGTAAACGGCGCCTGCACCCGAGGCGTCTGGATCGGAAACAGGCGCTCGCCAACCCAGCACCACATACGTGGTTCCAGATTGAGCATCCATTTCCCGTCCGGGAGATCAGGCGGCACTACCCAAGGCTGAGGCCGCGGGCCGGTCACGATCTCTCCGATTTTGGTCGGAGTCTTGATCGGGTGGATTCGTGGCTCGTGGTCCTTCCACGGATTGCCCTGATTGTCGGTGATGGTCTCGACAGCCTCGCCCGCGCATAGACGATACCACCAGCCCCACTTGATCAGGTCAGCTTGATCAGCGGGGCGTACAGTTCCGTCTTCTCTCGGATCATGAAACTTAAGGTAGATCGCGGACAGTCGAACCGGCGGCCGAAACTGTGACCAGATCTCCGCCACCTCCGCCGCCGAAAGCAGAACGAGGCCGATCATGAACGCGAAATGGCATACGACGGATCGCCGGCCAAGGCTCATGGCTTGCCTCCTCCGAGGCCAATCCAATGAAGGAAAGTCACGATCTGCTCTCGACCGGCGACGATAGCAGTCGTAATTGCAACGTAGACGAGCGCCCATTCCCGCGCTCGATGCCAGATAACCCATAGCCACTCTCGGATGATCCGGCTACGCTTTTCGCGCTTGATCAGGTCCGCAAGGATGGCGTGATCCTCTTGGCTCAACGCGCGGCGCGACCCTTCTTTTGCCGCATCTGTGATTTTATTTTCTTCAGCCACTTCGATCGCCTCTTGGTCGTCGTGGTTAGGGGCGCCGGCGGGTTGCAGCCTGCCGGGGCTCCGATCATTCATACTGCCGCCCGCGCATCGGCCGCGGCCTCGGTCACTGCATCCCGCTCCGTAAGTGAACTGCTCAACTCCTCCACTGTTCGTTCGAGGCTCGACAGCATGGCGCGGTCTGCCTCTATTGTCTCGGTGTTGGCGGCAAAGTCTAGATTTATGACCCGGCGGAGAAGGACGATCTGTGCTTTGAGTGCGATTAGGCTTCTTTTCATTTCTTCGGTGAGCTTGGAGTTCACCAGCGTGTGGATCTGCTTCAACTGGCTTTGCGTCTCGGTTGCGGCGGCGGCCGTCTGTCTTGCCACACGCTCGTTAGCGGCCAGCAGCAGCCGCGCGGCCTCGCGGGCTTGCGCTGCCACGCCATCCTGGCGAGCGTAGTCCTCGACCTTCTCCTTGCGCCGCTGAGTCGCGGTGATCACGGACAGAATGATCGGCGACGCAGTGGTCGCCATCGCCACCAGCGCGCCAATGGCCGCAATCGATGTGGCGTCGGACAGGGCCATCAGCGGATCATGTGCCCGAACAGAAGCGAGGCGAAGTAGAACGCCAGAGACGCCCACCCGAGGTGTACCCGGTCCCAGATCGGTCCAGGGATGAACGCCGCGAGGCACGCCAGCACGAATGCGAAGACGAGCAGGATGGTCCCGAGCATGGCTATTTCCCTTTCCTGATGACGGACCGGCATGCCGGCGAGAGTTCGGACCTATGCGCCTGCAGACACGCGATCATGTTCGGCCGGCTGTTGATGTACGGCATGCAGTACCGGACCGCGTCAGAGGTGCATGCGCGCTCAGCCGGCGCGGCTCCCTTGGCCCGCGAGATACCGAAAACCATGGCAAGGGCGAGCGCCACGAGGATCAGGACGATAACCCATCGTGGCCACGCCTTTGTCGGTGGGATCGGCGTCCATATCACGGCGTGGGGCACTCCGCTGCCGTGACCGCAATCGCCGCTTCAAGCCCGACCTTGGCGTTGTTCATCATGTCGGCGAGGCTCTTAGATGTCGGGTTCCGGCAGAACCGGTCGCCGTACTCGCTGACCTTGGCGATCCGGTCTTTCCGCTCGCCCGACGCCTTGGCCACGCAGGCGATGGCGGTGGCGCCGGCATTCAGCTTCTGGATGGTGGGGCACGCCTCGCGCACGACTTCTTCGATCGATATGGCGCTGGAGTTGACGAGCCGTACGATCTCGCGCGCTCGCTGAAGACGCTGTTCCAACGTGCCCAGGTTGCAGCCGGCGAGCGCCAGCCCGGAGAGGAGGACAACGGCGATCCGGGTCATTGGGTCACCTTGGGGTGCGCGCGGTCTTCGGCGATGGCGGTGAGTGCCGCCGGGGCGCCTGGCGCGATCTTGATGCTCTGGACGCCGGGGACGGCGTCTGCGGCGACGACCTTGAGCGCGTCGGGGACGCCGAGGAAAGCGTTCTGCTTCTCGGGGCCATCCATTGCCGCGACTACCGCAACGGCGTTGCTCTTGGTGTGCGTGAACCACCCCCACACGCCGCCCAGCACGGGCGGGATGACCGACGCGAGGACAATCAACGCCTCGACGCCCTTAGAGAGATCCTCCGTGTGTGTGTACCCCAGCGCGATCAGGAGCCCGCTCAACGGGCCGCCGGCCGAAATGGCGGTACGCAGGGCGGACAGGGCTTGCTGCCAGTTCATGAACGACTTTCCTTTCGTGGACTGCGCGTCGGCAGTCGGAACCTCCCATGGCTCCAGTCCCATTGCCCGCATGTTGTCTTCGCGGTTGTACATTCCCATGTTTATCCCCTGCGCCGAGCGTTCTGGGTCATTTCGCTTTCTCCTTCTCCGCGTCCTTGAGCTTCTCTTGCGCCGTAATCAGCGCCGCTCCGCATTGGACGCTGGCGTTGATCTCTTGCAGGAGCTTCTCGCTCAACGCCCGCTCAAGTGGGGAGGGTTGCTGGGCATGTGCCACCGAAGCCAACAATGAAACACAGAAAGTCGGCCCGATCAGAATTCTCATCTGTCTCATTGCAGGCTATCCCTATGGTTCAAGTAGCTCAATAGAGTAGCTCTCCAGCGTGCAGGTGTCGCCCGTGTTTCCGAGCTGGCATGTGAAAGTGACATCCTGGCTGGAAGTTGTGTCAATAGCACTGGTAACGGTTGCAGTAAGATTGCCAAATGAGAAATTGGCCTGATTTGCAGCCATTGCCACTTGAGAATTAGTTGCATTTCGATTGTGGATCTGGACCTGGGTTCGCCCCGAAATCACCGTGGCGCCCGCCGCTCCACCATCTACGAATGTGGTACCCCCAAACTTTATTCTTGGCTCGCCAGTTCCCGCAGTTCCGGTCTTGCTCCATTGTGCAGTGATGCGAAGCGCGCCATTAGCACCCATCGCGTTCGCCGGCACAGAGATTGTGGCGAGCGTGGTTTCGACCAACGTACCGGTCACCGACATGCCGGTTACAGCCGACATTCCGATGATGTAGACGCCCTTGTTCAGCCTCGTCGCAAGTGTGGCGTTTGTGAGGGTGGGCGCGGTGCCGAATACAGCAGAACCGCTTCCAGTCTCGTCAGAGATCACCCCAGCAAGCTGGGCACTAGTTGTTGATGCGAACTGGTTCAGTCCAGTCCCGGTCACGCCGCAGGTCGCGCATCCAATGGCACCGGTCGTCGTGTTGAGGGTAACCGGAGATGTTGCGCTGGAGCCAACGGCATTGCCGGCAACGTAGTGAAGCCCGGATGAGTTAATCGTCCCGGCGCCCTTGTCGCCCCCGGTCACAGTCGAGGGCACTGTCACGCCGCCGCTGTTCTCCCACGTCATTACGTTCGCGGGTGTCGTCGATCCGTTCGGCGTGGAAGCGACCGCGCAGACAGTGCCTTGGTTCGCATCCGTCCATATCTGGCTTGTCGAGCAGGAGAACGTGCCCCGTGCAGTTGCAGAGTAACCCGTAGATCCATAGCCGAATGCCTGCATCAGCACCATGGTATCGCCGGACTGCAGGGCCGTAGGAGCAGCGATTGTGCCTCGCGCCAAGCGTCCGGTGAAGGACGAAGACACACTCGTTCCGGCAGTGTCAGCGAGGATTCTGGTTGAGGTGGCGTCAACGTTTCTTGCGGTCAGGATCGTCCCGGATGGGACGCCAGTCAGTGACGTTATCGCGTTATTATATACCAGAAGCGACGGCGAGAGTTGAACGGTCGCTCCCGACAATCCAAGCGTTGGGTTGCCAGAAACTCCATCACCGTTGGCGACGCTGAACCCCGCAACTCCGCTATCGATTGTGCGCCTCGCGAACAAGGCAACGTTTCCATCGCTGTTGTAGCGCGTTTGCGTCAACAACCCCGTTGTCTGGCTGGGGCTTTGAGCATCCGGTAGATACCCGAGGATATCTGGAAATTTAATTGACGTAAGCCGCTCGATCGGAGGCGGTGGGGGATAGAAAGCGGTCGCCTGGGTTCCGCGTTCAAGCTGGAATTGCGCATAATCGATACGCTGCACGCCAATTGGCCCGATCGCGTCGACAGACGCCACAACAACGCCGCTCGATGGGAAGCCAAAATTACCATTGTAGTTAACGGCAGGAAGAAGCTGACGTACCGGATCGGTGGCTGACCAAGCGTAATCCCCTGTGTTGTTATAAAGCGGGGCCGGCATAGGAATAGTGACCACGCACTGGACCCACACCGCGCCGACCGAGCAAGAATTTCCAATCGGATTGTCAGTACCTCCCGTGACCTGCGTTGCGGCTCCTTGATTATAGCCTGACGAGGTAATCGCGCCGGATGCGTATTGACCCTGGTAAAGGTCGTAAGTGCGTCCCTTCGCAAATCCCGCGTTTCTCCACGTCACGCCACCGTCGCTGGCAGAGGCGCCAATCGTCGCATGAACCGGAGGAACGCCAACATAGGCGCCGGTGGTGTATCCGCCAGCGAATGTGGTCGTCGCGAGATCGATATGCGTGGCGTCTACGACGGTCAAAATGTGCGATCCAGAGCATCCCGCAGGAAGGTTGCCACCGGCTGCGGTCGCTGCTTGCCCTGTCGTCCATGCTGCCGTTGAACTGACGGTCAGCCGGCACAGACCGGCTCCGTTATTGGCGACCGCAGTAATGGGCAGGCCGGTCGTCGTGCCAGCAGTGGCTTGATACACGTAAAACTGACCATCAGAGCCAGTGTTCATGAAGTAGCCGCCCGCTGAGGCCGGGGCCTGCCCTCCGAGCCACGTCTGATAGCCCATGCTGTAGTAGACGATCGGGGTGATGAACACGGGCTGCACGTTCATCCGGGGATCGCTGGTTGTATCGTACGATCCCGAAAACGAAGCCGCGAAATCGACCGTTGTGCCGTTGATGACCGTGATCGTTCCAGATCCGTTGCACGTCGTGGCACCGCCGATACCGCTAACCGTAGCGGACTGCCCGGTGGTCCAATCCGTCGTGCTTTCCACAGTCAGGCGGCAAAGTCCGCTGCCGTTGTTCACCGCGTTAGAGACAACGCGGCCGGCGCGTACCCACACGCTCATCGTAACGGTCTGACCAGCGACCGCTCCGATATTTGGCAGTTGCGGCGTGTTGTTATTTTCGAGGTAAGTTGCGCGGCAACCAGTCAGTGTTCCGAACGAGGCATTCGGGCCGGCGCAGGGGTTGGGATTTTCCGTCGTGCTCCCTACCGTTGGGGCAACAGTCCACTGGCCTTCGAAGTACCGCGTAGGATAAGCGCTGACCGCTGTCTGATTCGACGGCGTAAACACGGTCGTTCGAGTGGTTACCGTACCTCCACCACCCGAGCTTATCTGCCAGCTATCTGGCCACGCCCCGACAAGCCCAGTCGGCGCGATCACGAAGTTGGTGCTGCTGGTATACCCGCCGTTGGTAATGGTGACCGTGCATAGAAATGTTGGGCATCGTGTCCATGTATTGAAATCCGGATTGTTCAAAAGATTTTTGGACCAATTCACCGAACCTATCAATGTGGAGATGACAGGCTTCGGCAATGCCTGTGCGCCTGTCAGGTTTCCGCATACCGTTCCGGCCGCAAACTGTCCGCTGCACTGCGCTACCGCAATAGAAGGGAACGACGCAAGAACTGCGAGAACAATAAGCGTTTTCCAGATCCTCGACATTTCATCATCCCGTTGTGAGATACCAACCGCCAGAAACAAGCGGACTGAACCAGTAGGCTCCATACGCGGTCGAGATCACTACAGACGAGAGACCATCTGCAAGTTCTCCGCCGGTAAAAGTGACCGTGATGTTATTCGTTGGAGCGTCCCCCTTCAGATCCTTAACGAGGATCGATTGGACGATGGCCACGCTCGATGGCATCACCACTGAAGTTGCGGCGCCAACGGTCTTATTGATCAGGATTCGACTATCCGACGACGTGACGGTAACTGCGCCGGCCGCAGTCACGATGCGGTGACCATTGATCAGCGACAGCGCTAGGTCGTAATCGTCGAACAGCCCATCAGCGCCGATAGGATCGATCTCCGTCCCAAAGACCGGATTGCTAAAGCTATTCGAAACCCGAGTAAAAATTCCGGTAGTGGGGTTATATGGCATGCATCTAGGCCCCCACGAAAATGATGAAATTGACGATCACGAGGCCCGGCAGGATGCCGAACGGAGTCCCGCTGCCTTGGCTGGCGATCGTTGGAGTGGCCGTAATTCCAGTCTGAGCCGGCGCGGTGGCTGGCGTGCTGGCACTACGCGCGAAGTCGCCACCAGACTGCCCGTTGTTGCCTCCGGTACTCGTGAGCGTGCTCGCGGCTTGGGCATGAAAGTGGCTAGGGTCCGTGATCGCCACGGTGCTGCCAGGGTGCGTATGCGCCGGCATTTCTCCAATAGAGAGCGTTTTCGTCTGCCTGTCCTGCGATGCGCCCAGCGTGTTGCCGTTGACATTTCCGCCGGCAACCGTGATGCGAGTGCCCGTCGTGTCCTTGCCGAAGGGCGAGCGGCCTCGAAGGTCAGGCAGCAGCGGGTCAGATCCGCTTACGCCATAGGGATTGCTCGCGGCGATCAGGGCGGTCCGGAGCGGGCTTGTTGCGGTCAGTGCCGTGCCGTCGCAGAGATGCCATCCACTTGGCGCCGTCGTCAGCCCATAGATCCGGATTTCACCGACGATCGGCCGAATGCTGAAGCCAGCCACGTCAGTGAGGTCGGTGGTCGAGGCGGTGAGGACATCCGATCCCCCGCATTCCATCGCCTGCGTGTTCGCCGCGGTGCGGTGGATACCGGTGTCTGGGTCGGAGGCGTAGTTGAATCCGTCGTTGGAAAGCGGAATCACAGCCGTTGGCGAAGACTGGCCGTCCTTGGTGACGCAGTTGGTCAGGCCGCCGGCAAAGTCGGTGTTGTTCGAGTTCGTGGCGCTCGACGAGATCGGCGTGCCCGACGTGAAGGCCGGCTGGTCGACTGTGAAGTTCCCATTACCGTCGAACGGCATTGTGCTACCTTTCGCTCATAGCATCGGCCAGCAACGCCCGAGCGATGGCGGCACGGGTTGAGTGATCGCGGATGGCAGGAGAGAGGAGCTGGTTGCCGAGATATGCCTGCGCCGGCCGGGACATCAGCAGTCGGCCAATTGCAGCGGGCGCCGCCACGCCGGCCATGGAACCGAGCGCTGCGCCTGGCGGGCCACCGGTGAGCGCTCCCGCCGCTGAGCCAATCGCGCTTGGGATGGCCGCTGAGACCACACGTGGCATTGATCCGGACTGCGGCAGCGGTCGCAGGATAGCGTTGCCGGCCCGCACCAGCGGCCCCAAGTTGCCCTCGCCTCGGGCATAGCGACCCCGGTTGGCGCCAGATGCAAGGCCCGTCCGCAGTTGCATGGGCGACAGCAGACCCTCGGCCGCCTGCTCGCCAGAGGCCGCGGCGCCGCGCTCGATGTCCCGCATGTTTCCGTACTGCCGGCGAGCGGCGGCCCATGCGCCAGCATCGGCCGGATTGGTGGCTTGGATCGACCGCTCCATGGCGGCGTCGAGGGCATCCCGCATTTCGCCGAGTACGCGGGAGAAATGACCATCAGCCTGCCGCATGGCATTGGACTGCGCCGAAAGTCGCGACCGAGTGCGCTGGTATATTTCGCCCGGCAGCGCCGCGAGGCCGCCAGGCGGATGCGCCGCAGCATTGGTCAAGTCTTGGATGTAGTTCGCAACGATCTCCCGCTGCTGCACCGGAAGCGTGCGGCCGTAGTCCGTGGCGATCCGATGGATTTCGTTCGCGAATGGCTGGTCAAAGATCAGCGTATTGCGGGCGGACAGGTCATTGAACTCGCCCGCGATCCGATCCCTAGCCGCGGTCATCCGTTCCGGATTGGCCAGAATGGGCTCGTCAGGCGCAGCGCGAACGACTTCGCCCGTGCGCCCCATGGCCGCCTCGGTAAACTGCTCGGCCGAGCGCTCCTGCGCTCTTGCAGCTTGTCCGCCCGCGCCCGGATAGTCCCCCAGCGCGCTTTCGGCATAGCGCAGCGCTGGCCGACCGGTAATCTGGCCGGCAGTCGGCTGAATGCCTTCATGCGTCAGTGTATCGACGAGCGCTTGGCGGCGCGCGGAGATCGGGAGCGGCGTCACGACACGGGCGGCGGCGCTGGGCCCGGCAGCGCCTGCGGCCCCACCAAGTAGCCGGGCCAATTCCTCGTACTTTGAGCCCTTCGTTGCCTGCCCGGCCGCTTCCGATCCGACCCCGCCGGTGGTCGCGGTCAGGATTTTGGCGACAATGCTGCCCGGCCCGAGATAGCTGAGCGGAGATCCGACGAACTCGCCGGCGGTCTTTGCGTACTCTCCATACTTCGTCTCGGGCTCGTGCTGCGGAATCGCCGCTTCAACCTTGGCCGTCGCGCGGTCAATCGTATCGGGGGCGTAGAGCCCCTGGAGCGCCTCCCGAGCGCCCTTGATCTGGCTGGACACGCCTTCGGGAAGCACATGCTCTGCGATCCAAGTGAGGGCTCGCGTCGGCAATTCGGGCAGGTCACGGATTGCCCGCGGCGTGTTCACGAACGACTTGGCAGCCTCCGAGCCAGCGGACTGGATGACATCCATCGGGATCGAGACAGCCTGATGTGCCGCCCGCAGCTCGTCATCCGTCATTTCCGAAAGCGGCTTGGCTGCGGGTGTGGCGGAATTGCCACGCGCCAGCGCCAGAAGGTCCGCATCGGAAAGGGCGGTCAGGTCGGTCACGGCTTGAGTCCCCTCCGCTTCATCTCCGCCTCGATCGCGGAACGGTCAGGCTGACCAGCTGCGGCCGGCGTGGCAGCCGGCTCCTTGCGCTGCTTCTGGAACTCGCGATAGCCCTCCATGGGGTCGGGCAGCTTCTGCAACTGCTCCTCGGCCTCATCTCGGGTGATTTTCCCGCTCAGCGCCTTGGCTCCGATCGCTGCCGCGCGCACCTTGTTCTGGTAGAGGCCATCAAGCGTGGTCTTCATGATCGCATTGCCTTCCGGGGTGTTCCCGAGCGAAGGCAGAGACTTGACGAAGTTCTTCAGCTCGTAGTCGGATTGGGCACCGCTCCCCTTCACACGAAGCGACGGAGCGACCCGGTTGACGATGGCCTCGTATGCCTGGATGTCGCTCAGGCCCTCAACCTTGATTCCCAGTGCTTCGGCATAGGGGCCCAACGCCGCCTTGACCTCAGCCCCCTTGCCAGTGCCGATGGTTTTTCCGAGATCGGCAAGCGTGTTCATGTCGGAGAGCATCTGCTTGGCGCTCTGACCGTCCGCCGCGAGTTCGTTGAATCGCTCGGCCTGATGCTTGGCGCCAATCTTCTGGAATTCGCTCTCTCCCCTCTGGTCAATCGTGAGAGTTTGCGCGCCAGCCTTCTTGAGTCCCGTTTTCCAGTCGTAGAAACTCGGCGGCGTGCGGCCTGCCTGCCGATCCTGCTGGACGGACAGATTGTATTCCTTGATCTCGTCGGTGTTCCCGCTCTCCCCGAGAGTCTTGGCAAGCAAGGTCTGGCCCATAGCCTGCGTGCCGGGATTGGAGAGCAACGCGGCAATCTGCCGGCGCTTCTCCATGGGCATGTCGGCGAGAAGGCCGGTGCTGGCCGTGGGAGGCGGAGGCGCGGCAGGACTCACAGGCATGGGCGCGGCCGGCGCGAGCGCTGACGGCTGGCCGCCGGGACGCGGCTCGTAGAGGCCGGCAGCCTCTGCCTCGCTGTCGCCCCACACCTTCGGCGTCGGCATCACCTCGGGCCGGCTCAGGGCCGCGGCGACCCCAGCGCGGCCAGCAGGAGGCGGCGCCAGCAATGACCGATTGTAATCGCTGTTCGGATCATCAATCGCAGCAGGGGTGACCGGCAGGGACGGTCCGGCACGGCTGACAGGCGGCGGCGCGCTCATCGCGGTAGGACCAGCGGCCCCCATGGGCGGGGCAGGCGAGGGCTCCAAAGGTGCAGCGGCGGCCGGCGACGATCCGCCACCGAACAGCGAGGCCACCCGGTCAATCGGGCTCTGGTATTGCGGCACGTACGGTGCCTGTGGTGGAAGATGGAAAGCCTCAAAAAGCGCGGCATTGTTGTCGTACTTCGCCTTGCGCTCGGCTTCCTCCGATTGGCCGAACATCGCTCCGCCGATTGCGCCCTTGGCCAGCTCGTCGAGGCCCTGAGCCCAATGCTGGACCGGCTTCGACTTGCTGGAATCGAGCAATACCTGCGCAATCTGCATGCGCCGGGCAATCGCCTCGGGGGTATAGGTGCCACTGTCAACCATATGGGCGCCCCATCCCCATGATCGGCAGTTGGGACGCGCCCAGCGCCATCATGCCGCCCGGCCGGCGCGGTGGGGGCGCCGCCACCTGCGGAACGACTGGCGCGGCATGCTGAGGCATCGCCGTGGCCGGCTGCGGCCCTTGGGTGGGCGGCGCCGCGTCGAGCACCCCACTGATGCGCTGGATGGCATCCATGCGCTTGGCCTGCTCGGGCGACGGTCGCGCGGCCTTGAGCATGTCCATGATCGACGAGCCAACGGCGCCGGCATCGCCTCCGGACGGCTGCATTCCGATCGCGAGAAGGTCAAGCGGGTCCATTGAGCGCCTCCGCCACAGCCGTATAGTTCACGGCATCAATCCCCGGCATGACTTCCGCCGTGGCATCCGGCGCGACCTTCTTGACCTCATCGGCCATCAGGCCAAGTTGCATCAGTCCGCCGCCGAACTCGGGCTTATAGCGGAACTTGTACAGGTTCAGCCCATTGTCGAGCTTCCCGACCTTCTCGATATCGGTTTTCGCCTTGCGGCTGGACATCATCCAGCCCCCGAGCGCGGTCTTGCCGAGCCCGAACAGGCCCGACATCATGTTCTGCTGATTCTGAAGCTGCGCGTTGTAGCCGACGTTCTGCTGATTGAGCGACTGGCCGACCGCACCGATGTAGTCGGTCGGAGCCACGCCCGGCTGAGGCGTATTCGTGAAGTTCGGCTGCGAGACCTGAGAACCGCTCATCAACGCCGTGATTTCGTTGATAGGTTGGTTGCGCTCGGTCAAACCCTCCTGGATCGCTTGGCCGCGGCCCTGCAGGAGAAGCTGGTTGTAGGCGTCGTTCTTGTTCTGCCCGAATTGGGTCTGCGCATTGTTCCACGCCTCCGAGCCGGGCCGGATGCCCTTGTTGATCAACTGCGTTTCGAGGGCCGATTGCTCCTGCTGGAACCTCGGGTCGAGCCGCTTGCTGCCAAGGTCGTATAGCCTAGCCTCGGTCGCCTCGTTCCCGAGCGTCACCGGCTGATTGAGCAGGTTTCCGATCTTGGCGGACTGGCTGACTCCGATGTTGCCCAGGTTCTGCTGAGTCTGGTTCGTCAGATCAGCAAGGGCCTGCTCCTGAGGCGAATATGCTTGCGTGGCCTCGAACCGAGGCGTGCCGTCGTCCCACTTGCCGATTTGACGATAGGTGAGCGTGCCTTGCGGCGTGACCTGATTTGTCGCGTTAAGACCATACTGGGCTACAGCCGTGTCTTTGTTCATCTGCGCCTGAGCTTGCGCAGTCTTCACTGGATCTGGCGCGGCCGGGGCTGACGGGGCTTGCATTATAGCCTCCACCGCTTGCGGAATTCGGGCATGTCATCCCGCGTGAGGGAATAGGCGATCCCGTCCATTGCGCCGTAGAGCCGGCGGGCGGTGCCTTCGTGGTGGAATCCGAGTTTCGGGGCCAGCCTGCGGACACGCTTGTTGTCTTTCCGCGTGTGCACCTGGAGGCGAGCGCAACGCAGCTGCCGGAACACATACTCGTCGACCGCTCGCCAGGCGCCCCGCGTCATGCACCCCGCGCCGGCAACGCTCATCTCGATCGAATCTCCGGTATAGCCGGTGAACACGAAACCGCCGCGAAGGTGCCCAGTCCCGTCCACAAGGCCGAACGCAGTGAATGGCGCCTGGAACGGCTTCCCGAGGATCGAGGCGACCCAGTCCGCAACCGCCTGATCGTGGCCGAGCACGAGGTTCATACGATCGACCCCACTTCGTACGTGATGTCGAAGGCGTTCACCTGCAGCGCGATCTCGGGGGTGGTGACCTCGCCCCATGTCCCAAAGCCCCACAGGCTTACGCCCCACACCGCCGCAAGGCCCGTGCTTCCGCTCGACACATCCACCGCCATGCGGATGGAGGCGCAGTAGCCGAGCCCCGCCACGGTGGTCCAGTTGGCCTGCACCGACGTTTCAGTGGGCCACACGTCGACATCCCACAGCGCCTCGTCCCAGAGCGCCGCAGAAGTGGCAATTGTGGTCGGAGTCGAGATCGGCGCATCGGTGCGGAAGTCGACATTCAGAGCCAAGCCCGGATTGACCTGGCCGTCCGTCGTCAGCTGCGGCCGGCACATGGTCCAGCGCTTCTGTCGGCCCCGCTGGCCGAAGTAATTGAACGCCGTGCGCAGGTCACCGTGCAGCACCGCGCCGTGGTCCGTTCCCGACGTATCGGCCTCGTAGACCACGCCATCATTGCCGCCGAAGTAGAGCGTATCGTTGAGCAGTTCCCAGCACGAGCCATTCATGCCCAAGAAGCGGCACCATGCCCCGCTAAGCGTGTTCATGACGTACTGGTATTGCGTCTCGTTCTCGACGACAGGCACGTTGAGGATAGCCCTCGTGCCCTTAGGGTAGCTGATCAGCTGCCAGCCGAAGTGATCGCCCCAGTCCCGCGCGGATTGGTTCATCACGCGCTGGATGCGCTCGGTCAGCGCCACCTTCTGCACCGCGGCGCGCTCGAAGATCATGGCGCGGGAGAGCGGCACCACACCGTCAATCGAGATGATGGCGATATCCGCTCCGACGCGCGTCAGGCACCGCTGCCCGATCGGGGCACCCATGTCGAAGACGCCGACGAGAACGAAGTCGACCGCCGGGTCCACCCCACGATAGATCGCCACTTGGCCACGCGACGAGAGGAACACGGCATAGTCGTCAGGGCCATCGCCGGCATCGATCGACCACGTGCCCATCGAGCGCAGGTGGCCGCCCTCAGTGAACAGCCCCCCCAGAGGGAATTTCGTCGCCGCGCCTTGGATCGAATCGACCGGAAGGTAGTAGGCGTCGGACGAGTCCTGCGCCACGAACCAGATGCGGTTTTTGTGCGCGTTCACATCGATCGCTGCGGTTGGCATGCCTGTAATGGTTGCTACAGCCCACACCGTACCATCGTAGTACTGTGGGTCATCCGCTCCATTGACGGCGTAGAGAAACAGGCCCCCGGTCGTCGCGAAGTTGATGTACTGAAACCGCGCGTTAGTGAGCCCGGTGACCTGGACGGTGGAGGTACCTCCGGTCACGTCGAAAATGCTGTCATCCGACGCAGCAAACAGGCGACGGGTAGCCACGCCCTCGTAGGCCATCAGGGTCTCGACCGGCAGCGTGGTTGCCGTATCGGCGTGCCGAATGAAGCCGCGACGAAGCTCCACGAAGTCGGGCTGAGGGAAGAAGTTGTCCAGCTGAATCGCCCGCTTCGGCGACATGGCGGCGATCGGCGAGACGGCATCCCAACCCTCGATGGGTGCCGGAACGGATGCGCCGGTCGCCACCATAGGAACAGCAATCTGCACCCGGCCCGGCACTTGGAGCCCCGATCCGCTCTGGTATGCCAGCTTCCTCATACCGGCACATTGCCCTGCGTAATGTTGAACGAGTTGGTGTAGCCATCGGCCAGCAACGCGACATGCGTCGAACCGGTCTTGATGCCGACGATGATCGTTTCACCGGTCACGGGGATGACCATAGAGTTCGTCTGCGCCGCAGTGACCGCTCCGGAGGCACCAAAGCGCACCCAGATTAGGTTGCACGTGCCTGCCATGCGCTTCAGCCGCAGCGCCGGGTTGGTCCCGAGCGTCGCGGTCGGCAATGCCAACGTCGCCGATACGGCCGTTACCGCCTGGACCACGCTGTCGGTGTTGGGCACGAAAAGGGTCATCCGGGCCAGAATCCGTCGCTAACGTTTGCGCTAGTAATCAGCAAGGGGAACCGCCTGCGGTTCAGGGATAGATCAGGCATACCACCGTCACGTGCCTTCTCGCGATTGACAAAATCAACGTATTCAGCCTGCATTGCCCCATAGTCGAAGCCTTTGATCTGCCAGAACCTCCACTTTACTCCAAGTATCAGCATATCCTCGTCAAACAACGGAACGTCAGTGTCGGCGGTGAAGCGGTTCTTCGTCGTGCCGTCCACGGCCTCGACCCAGCCATTGCTCACGTATTCGAACACGAGCGCGGCGGGGACCGTGGTCGCGGCCGGCGGAGGCCACAGGCGGAACGCGGTCGGCTTCTTGCCGATTTGCCGCCAGCGCCGCCGCGGGCCGGTCGTGACAATGCCCGAGCGCTGCCACTGGTCGAGCTGCGGCGACTGCGGCCCCACGAGCATCCAGTGGTTCGTGCGGTCCCACCACGTGTGCGGGATGTAGCGGTCGAAGTTGCTGACGATGTTGTACGTGTCGCGCGCGAAGGTCAGCGTGACGCCGGTGTCGGTTGCCGTGGCCTCCATCTCGCAATCAACCGTGGTGGCAGTTACGGTGCCGGTGACGCGCTGCGCCTGCGGCATGCCGGTGCCCGAGACCGAGAACGCCCCGGAGACGATGCCCGTTGTGCTCGACACGTTGGTGATCGTGGTCGATCCGGTCGTAACGTCACCGGTCACCGTAATCGGCGTTTCGAGGTTGATGACCTGTTCGCCCTGAAGGCTCGTCCAGTCCTTCGACTTGAACACCTCGATGCCGTCGCGATTGACCAGCGCGAGCATCTGAATGATCTGCAAGTCTTGGGAACCCACGACAGAGGCCGGGGAAGGAAGCCCCAGCTCCTGCAGTGCGGTCTGGACGATCGTCAGCAGGTCCATGGATCAGGCCGGGGCTACGGTGCCGATGGCGAACCAGCCGGTGGACGAATAGCGCATGAAGACGCCGCAAAGTTGGACCACGATGGCGATCGGGGTGTCTGCCGCGGCGGCGTTGAACGTGCCGCTGGTCGGTGGGTAGACCTTGGCCGTTCCGCCCGTCACGGCGATAACGTAGGGAACCATCAATTCAGCGGTGGAGGGCAGGCGCACGCCATCCGAGCCGCTCCCGGTCACCAGAATGGAGCGCTGCTCCTTGAGCAGGACGGTCGCATTGGCGCTGGTGGTGCCAGCCGCAGTGACTGCAGCCTGCGACGGGTAGCCCTCGCGGCTCGAAAACTCCGCCGGCATGCCGACGCCCATGAGGTCTTTGGCGAGCATTATGCGATCTCCTTTCGGGCTTCCCGAGCGGCAAGCTCGGCGTTGGTCGGGCGGCCGGGACCGCGGCGGGGCGGATCTTCGGCCTTGGACTGCGCCTCGATGAGAGCGGCCTCCAGCGCGGCGATCTTGTCATCCTTTGCCCGGCCGGCGAGTTCCAGGGCATCAAGCCGATCGGCCATGCCGTGGAAGCTCTTTCCCTTCTCGGCCTGCTGCAGCCATTCCTGCGCCTTCATCTTGTACTGGCGCCCGCCCAGACCGATCTCCTGGATGCCGGTGTCGCTGAGGCCAGCCAACTGCTCGACCACGAAGACGCCTGCGCGACGGAAGTTCTCGACGATTGCGGGCTCCGAGGGGAACAGCAGCGATAGGGGAGCACCCTCCACCTCCTGCTTCTGACCGCGCTGGAACGCCGCGTACTGGCGCGGAAAGCGCTCGATGTCGACCGGACGCGCCGGCTGGTTGTACTCGCTCAGCCGCGAGTCGCCAGGCTGGATGATCTTCACGAACACCACGTCCCGGAACACCGGATAGCCGGATTCCTTCGATCGCGCTTGGTCGACCACCGCCTTGGTGTGGAACTCGGCGAAAATGCGCTCGTCGGAACCGGGCGCGTCATAGCTCATCATTGCGTCGGGCACTTCAGGTCTCCTTGTTCATGTGCTGCAAGAGGCCGTCCCCATGCAGCCGGATATCCGCGTCCAGCATCATGGAAAGCTGCTTGTGGAAGAACCGGGCGTAAGTCACGAACGGCGCCGAAGTCTCGAACCAGCGATCACCGCACTTGACCGAGACAGCGTCCTGAGGCTTGCCAAGATGCTCGCCAGCGTGTGCCTCGCCTCCGGAGAACGAGCAATCCATGCCGTGGATCTCGAAACGGCGGTACCCGCGCGTGTATAGGATCGACATCGCGCGCAGCCCCACCGAGCCGTCGCCAACGATCATTTCGCAGCCGGGATCAAGCTGGAACGCAATGCGCGAGGCTTTGCCGTTGTAGCTGTGCCACAGTCGGACATCGTAGCCCCCCAGCTTGTCGAGATAGGCCGGCGCGATGCACGAGGCGAGCCAGTACTGCACCCGGCGATCAGGCTCACCGAGTTGCGCTGCCTTGTGCGGACGCGGGTCGCAGTCAATATGCGCCAGTGGGACGATTCCACGGTCGATCAGGAACCGGTGCGCCCCCGAGACCGTGAACACGTCACCGCCCCTTGCCGCGCCCATGGCGATTTCAGGCCACGTCTGAGCCAAGGAGGGGCCGAAGCAGGCCAGATGTGCCACCCGGTTATGCGCCGGCAGGTTGATCTCCAGCCGTGCCGGAATCCGCGCACAGTTTGCCCGGACCTGCTCATTCCGCATCTCATCGGACACTGCCGACGTGCTGCGGACCTTCACGACCGGGAGCAGCGGTGGCACCGTAAACACCCGCGGTCGGCACACCGCCAGGACGCCTCGGCCGGCAACCGAGCGATCCTCGAACCGATCGAGTTCGAACAGGCCGGACAGCCGGGAATGCCACCAGTCCGCCGGACGTACGATCAGGTGAGCCGTCCGCCCGTCCGCCATGACCTTGCGGGACGGCCCGGTGGCGATCACCAGCACGATATGCCGCCGCGTGCAGGCGTAGAGATGCAGCAGCACGTTGCCCAGCAACTCGGGCTCGATGTGCTCCAGGACATCGGCGCAGACCACCACGTCAGCCTTGCCGGGTTCGTCCTGCTTGCCGGGGATGGCCGGGTCGTATTCCTCGACCTCGATTCCCTCAAGCAGCCGCGCCAGATGCCCTTGGCCGCAGCCGTAGTCCAGCACGCTTGACGGAGCCAGCCCGCGCACGATCTCCGCACACTCCGCAGCGTCACCGCCATGCCCGTAATCGAACCGGGCGTGAAGATCGGCCTGCAGCGCGCGATATGGCTCCGAGATCAGCATACAGCGCGGTCCCTCTCGTTCCGCCAGTCCGTCGCGAAGTCGACTTCGGCATACTCCTGGAACCACGGGCCGCCGCTGGTCCAGTGGAGCATTTTCGGCTGTACATCCCGCGACGTGTGGCCCACGAGGAAATTCCACCCCGGATCAAGTTCGCCGATCTGGTCGTCCTGCAGCCAGCTGAAGGCATGCAGGTCACGTCCCGGCAGCGTATTGACCATGTCGACAGTCAAGGCTGCGTTCGCAGGGTGCTCGCAATTGAACAGGCAGAAGCTTGACCAGTTCTTGCGCCGGTAGAAGGTCTGCAACTGCCCGTCCATCTTGGTCCCGGATGCCGGCTCGTGCACGTGCTTGACGCACATCACGGCCTTGGACGGGTCGGCGAGATCGAACACCCGAATGAGGTTGTCGAGCGCAAGCATGTCGCAGTCCATGAACAGCGCCCAGCCCGATTTGGCCAGGATCGGCGTCAGAAACCGCGAGATCGCGAACTCGGTGGCCATCGGGGCGTCGGAGATGACATCCCACAGCCGGCTGTCTCGGACCTCCGTGGGGCGCCGATATAAGCCCCGATGGCGCAGGTCTGACAGCATCAGCGACCGGATGGGAACCGGTGCGGTCAAGCGCCTCCGGATCGACGCGCGGCAGACGTTGAACGCCTCTGCCTCCCGCGCGTCGTAGCCGATGAATATGGACGGGCCACCCGTCATCAGAGCAGCGCCCCCAGCGGTCCGATGGACGGCCAAGCCGCCTGAGCCGTATTCGAACTCGCCGTAGTAGACGAGATCGTGGTGGTCAGAACGACGTTCCGCACCGGATACTGCGAGCCGGTCGCGATCGCGTCGTCAAGCTTGCCGCTGGTGTCGGTCGTGTACAGCTGAACGAGCTTGGCGCAGGAGCCGAGCACGTTGATGGTCGGGACGCCCGACAGCATGACCCAGCCGAAGTTGTTCGCCACGGCCGCGGTCGAGTTCTGGTAGAAGCCGACGCGGAACCGATTGGCCTCGGAGGCGCCGCCACCAAGGATCTGCTTGGCGAACCCGGTCGAGTTGTCGATCATGACAACGTCGTACTGGTTCACGCCGGCCGTGAACTTGGTGAACACCCAGAGTGAGCCATCGGTCGCGGTGACCTCGGTCCCGACCTTGAACGGCGGGCCGGGATTGCTCGGGTCGTTGGTGGTGGAGATCGCGGCCGTCTGGTCATAGGCCGTGTAAAGCGCCGCAAGATTGACGCCTTCGATCGACTGAGAGACGATTGTAGGCATTGGCTATTTCCTTTTCGGAGAGACGAAAGTGAGTGGTCGCGTCAAGGTTTCCTCAACCGACCATCCCTCACGAATGCGGCCCCGCAAGCATTCCCGGGTAAAGCCAAGCTCATCGGCCCATTCCGAGATCGTTTGCGTACGCCCGTCGAACGTCAGGCTGACGTTCAGGCGGGTATTGTTCCGCTGTTCTTTTACCGTCGCCCAACGGCAATTTTCTTTGCGATAGTTGCCGTTGTTGTCGATGCGATCGATGGTGCCTCCGCTGGGAGGAAATCCCATGTCGGCCAAGAAAACCGTGAAGTCGTGCCATTCGGCTGAGACCGAAATGCCGCGACCTCCGTAGTTCTCATATGCCGGTGCCTTGGGGTTCTCGCATCGCTGCAGCATGCCTTTCCAAAGGCCGTAAACCTTGCTTCTCGAATGGCCATGCTTGTGGATCCGCTCGGCATTCAAGCATCCACAGGATTTTACCTTACCCTTCGCCAAGTCCTGGCCATAAGCCAAGACCAAATTCCCGCAGTCGCACTTGCAATTCCATCTGGCATTGCAATCACGTCCAACCCCAGAGTTAGGGGCACGGGAGATGACGGTAAGGCGCTCGTAGCGATGGCCAACCCGATCGATAAGTCGCACTTGAAGCCTCCACGTTTCCATGATAGGAAAGTGGTTCTTAGAGGCTCCTGAGTGCAATTGCAAGGTCACGTCGTAAGAACTCCTTGCAGGAATGCGTTCGAGAGTGTCATGTTCCCAGCCCAGCCCTGCAGCTCGACCATCGCGTCCTGATTTACACTGAACCGACGCGGCTCGATCGGGCTCATGTTGCGGTCGGGATGGGGCCGCAGATAGATGTAGTTCGTGTTGAGGAAGTAGAAGTGCACGCCGCTCGGCACGCCGCCGGTGACGAATGCATCCGCCGCGCCCCAGTTCGCGCCATCGCCGGTGACGCCCTGGAAGCCGCCGTCGAGCACCACGTCGCTGTCCATGAACTTGACGCTCATGTAGCCGGCCTTGGCCACGTCAGTGTCGGTCGACGTGATGCGCTGGATGGCATGGAGCGACTCGTTGTAGGCACGCCAGGCGGTGTCGCTGGCCAGGATCAGGTCGGGCCTGTCCTGCTGGCGGATCAACTGCGTATAGAGCGCCAGCATGTAGCTGTAGACGTTGGCCGACGTGAGGGCGGCGCCGCCGTTGGTGAGCGCGCTGTAGGTGATATTGCGCCAGAAGTTCCAGGTGCCGCGATCGATGCCGCCGATGATGCCCGATGTTGGCGTGGAGGCGATGAGATACTGCAGGCCGCCGATCTGGTTGGCCAGCGTGCCATCGCTGTACACGTCGTAGGCGAGGCCGTTCATGAACGTCTTCTCGGCGTTCTTGATGCGGCTTTCCAGCAGGTCGATCACCTGCGATGGGCCGCTGTTCTGCAGCTGCTCCAGTCCGCTGATGGACACGGCGACGGCCGCCTGGCGCCACGGAAATTCGGCCGCGGTGAACACATCGCTCGGGGCGATGTTGAGCACCTCGTAGCCGGAATACCGCTTGTAGGTGGTGTTGTTGGCGTACTCCAACTCCTGGACGATCGTTCGACCGCCATTCGCTGGCTTGACGTTCCCGCGCGAGTTCAATCGCACGAGCGCGCCGTTGTTGCGCAGCATATTGTCTGCGAGCTTCTTGCTGCGGTTGCGCAGCGTCGTGGTGACGATTTCCGACAGGCCAGGAGAGGCCATGGGGGTTCCCTATGGGTTACCCGCCGTTCATCGCCCGAATGATCTCCGCCCGAAGACTGTCCGCCGGCTCAGTGGCTGTGTCGCCCGATCGTGAGCCTGTCACCGATGACGCCGCCGTGCGCGCCTTATTCGCGTGAGCGCGCGCTTCGGCTCGTCGTTTCTCGTCCGCCTGCGCCTGTTGCGACGCCAGAACCGCGGCTCTGGTCGACGGATTGGCGTAAACCGCTCGATCATAAGCCTCCTGCAACACCTGATCGCGAGACATGCCGGGATTCGCGGCCTTGAGGGCCGGAATCATGGCCATGATCTCGTCGGTCACGGCGTCGAAGTGCTCATGCCCGGGGCTCTGGGCGAACTGCATGACTGAGGCTGTTACCGCTTCGGACGTTCGGCGATCCTCGTCCACAAACCGCTGTTGAAACGGCGCCAAGATAGGCTGGACGGCTTGCTGCACGAGCGCCCGAATGTCGGGCTGCTGGTTCTGGACAGTCTCGGAGGAACCATTCGCGGGCGGTGAGCCGGCGAGGGTTGAAAGGTCGACGCCGTATTGCTGAGCGAGGTTGCGGAGCGCGCCGGCCGGATCGCGGTTGAGCGCGTGATGCGCGGCAAGCAAGGCGTTGAGGCCCTGATCCACCGTCATCCCGAGCCTCTGCGCTTCCTGCGCGACGGGCGATAGCACCGTCTCGTAGCGTCGTCGCTGTTCGGACCACTGTCGCGCTCCGTCGCTGATCTCCTGCTCTCGCTTGGCAACCGCAGCCTTGAGGGCTGGGGAGAGCTTCGACCATTCGGCCTTCGCGTCAGCCGGCCAGCCGCCAGGAGGGGCGTCTGCAGCGGTTTGAGCCGCTGGAGCGCTTGCCTTTGCCGGATCGTCCTTGGCCGGGGAAATCTTGGGGTCGGCTACGGGCGCTGCGGCCTTGTCAGGCGCTGCTGCCGCGTCTTTGGGGAGAAACTTGCCATCAGGACCGCGAGGTCGGTCGTCAGAAGGGGCGCTCGCCGCGACATCCTGAGCAATGTCCTTGCCAGATTCGGACGCCACCGAATCCGCCTCGTGGGTCTCCCCAACGGCTTTCTCGTCACCCTCATTGCTCGACAGCGCCGCAAACTGCGCCTCCAGCGAGGCCCGCAGGTCGTCCGGCTCGGCGAGGGAATCTACTGGCAAATCATCCACCTAATTCTGTAATTGCGCGACGAATATCATTTATCCGACTTGTCTTGTCAAATTCCGACAGCCTCCGCGTGTCGCGCTGCCGCTCATTTCCGACTTCGACGCAGCCGTGTGCTCTGGTGACGCTGCGGAATTGCGACTTGCTGTCCATGATCCGACCGGTAATCGGATGGCGCAGCGCGACCATCGTGTCGGAGATGACGTAAACGCCTCCGCTGCCTCCGCCGGGCGGCTCGGCCTCGTGCTTCGGGACAAGCCGCCCATTCCGGTAGACGTAGACCTCACGCGGCATCGGGTGGCTCCGCTCTGGCAAATTTCGAAAACGCGGTGCGATGCCAAACGCCATCGGCGAGCACATGCAGCGTCAGCTTCGTCGGATTGCTTGGCTTGCAGGGAATCCACGCCTCCGGCAGCCACTTCGCCGGGTCGAATGGAACCCCGCAATCGCGAGCGGCCCTCGCCGACATGTGTTCTCTGAAAGAATCAGTCGACATTGGCAGCCTTCTTGGCTGGCTTCGCAGGCGCAGGCTTGGCCGGATCGGCGATGACGACGCGCCGGGCGATCTTCTGGGAATCGCTTGCGGCGCCAGCAAGTCCGCGCAGCGGCCGATTGTGGTAATTCCGCATCAGCGCCTCATTGGCCGTGCCCGCGAGCCCGGTCTGACCCGAGAACACATCCGGCGGGGTCACCTTCGGGTCCGCGACCTCCGAAATCATCGCTGGGGGCAGGAAAACCACCGGGACACCTCGCGTCAGCGTCGGCACCGGGACCATCTCGACGCGGAGGTGATGCGGGCCGACATCCAGCCATTCCGCCTCAGCATCGGCCATCAGCGCGCCGCCGATTGTGCCATCCATGCCGACGAGCGTGTAGACCCACGGGGCGGGGATATCGCCGAGCGGCTCTCCGTCCTCACGGGACAGGTCGACCGGCGGGCGGGATGCGACAGAAAACACGGGCGGGGGCTTCGGGGCTTCGGGCTCAGCCTTGGCTTCCGGCTTGGACTGAGCCTGCGCCATAGCCGCCTTGTAGCGCTGTTCTTCCGCACTCTGCCGGGCGAGCGTTTCGCGCCGCCTCGCCTCCTCGTCAACCCGCTGCTGCGATTCCCGGCGCTGCTGGTCCTGCGCGTCCTTCTCGTCCTTCTCATCCTGCCGCTTGGTCATGTCGATGCTCCGTTCGGCTTGGCCTTGGCCGCCGCGGCCTTGGCTTCCAGCGTCTCAAGCCCGATCGCATGTTCGCGTTCCCTCGCCTCCGTGTCCAGCGACGCTGCATGCTGCTCTGCAGCACCACGGATCTGCGCTGACTGCTGCTCGGCCTGAGTTTGCATGGCCATCTTCTCGATCTCCATGCGATGCTTGGCCTGCTCGCGCTGCATCTCCATGGCCATCTTCTCGCGCTCAATCTGCGCCCGCTGGCGTTCGATCTCCAGCTCGACCTGCTTGGCCTGCAAATTGGCCTTGATCAACTCCATGTCGCCCTGGAGCTTCTGCTGTGCCGCTTGTGCGTCCATGGCGGCCTGCTGCTGGGCGGCCTGCGCCTTGAGTTCCTCGGGGCTCGGCGGCGTCGGCGGGGGGTTCTTGGCCGCCTTGGCCAAGTCGTCAATCAGTTGCTCGAATGCCGCCTCCAAGTCATGGCCGGCGCGGAAGCCTCTCACTCCGAACAGCAGCATGCGGCCGAGCAACGGCATGAACTGCGGCATGGTCTGCCCGAGCGGGACGGCCTGCGCGAGGAACTGCCCGACTGCCGCAAGGAATTCCGATCTCGCCTGCTGCGTCTGCTGCTGGTCAGGCTCGATGAGCGAATCGGTCTCGATGTCGATCCGGAAGCCACGCAGCTTGTCATCGCGCAGCAGCTTTACCGCCGCAGCGAACATCTGCATGGACTTCTCCCGCGCGGCCATCGCGGGATCGACGGGAAGGGGCAGCTGGCCGGGGGGCGCCATGAGAGGGGTCGCAACTCCACCGGCCGCGCCATTACCCGGGGGAGGCGGGAGGACACCTCCTCCGGGTGCAGGAGGAACCATGCCGGGACCGGGGACGGGAGAGACAGGGGGCAGGGGCGGTCCGCCGTTGTGGCCCATCATCGGCGATGACGGCATGGCAGGGGCTTGCTCGGGAGGCCATTGCTCCTTCGCGTATTGCTCGAATCCCGACACGAGGTAGAGCGTCATCGGGTCGAAATGCTCGGAAATGATCTCGCCCATGATCACAAGAACGTCGCGGGCGAATCGGGCGACCTCGGCCTGAAGGTCATTGAGGCGCATGCTGCCAAACTGGCCCTTGATGCGCTGTTCGGTCGCCGTCTTGGCAGCGCCGCTTCCCTGGCCGCGGACGATGTCGGAAATGCCGGTAATCTCGTAGATGACCTGCTTGACCTGCTCGCGCGCCTCATACAGCCGGATCAGGGTCTCGATCAGGTCCTTCATCGGCAGCAGCCAGACGCCGCCACCGCCTTGGACCTTCTGCGAGAACTCGGCCCAGTTATCCACAGGCACGAGCTTGTTCTCGAATCCCTCTTCCAGCATGCGCTTGAGGGCATCGAATGACGCATCGTAGCAGCCGGCGGCCTTGATGGCCTTGGTTAGGGCGCAGATGCGGGCGGTCAAGTCGTCAAGCTCAATCGCCTGATCCTGGTATTCGTACGGGAACGGCACCGGGATCAGAGTGTTGTTCGTCATCACGGCGAACAGCGGACGCGGGACCGGCCAGAAGCCCTCAAGCTTCAACGGATCATCAATTTCCTCGATCAGCGCCTCGTTCCAGCTGGGCGCCATCCAGATCACGCGGCGCTTGCGCTTGTCCCAAATCTCCCGGATGCGCGCTTTCTTGCCGTTGTTCGCCTGCGCTCCCCAGCTTTCCCAAGACTGGCCCTTGCTCTGCTCCGGGGTCCAGTCCAGCGGGATGATATCCGCAATCAGCCGGCCGCCCTTGGTCTTGCCCTTGAACCTCGCCCGCAACTCGTCGCGGTCCATGTAGACCTGCTTCGAGATCCACCAGACCTCGGGCCATGTGCGGGCCGGCGACGTGTCGAAGTCCTCCCAGTCCACGTAATCCACCGGGACGGATTCGGAGGCGACCTGCTCGTCCTCGCCGGGTGTGGAGCCTTGGACGCGCGCGGGCGGAGGCGGCTTATCGGCCCCAGCCTGGTCAGCATTGACGGGCTGGGGCCGCGTCTCAGGTACTGTGGATTCGTCAGAAGGCACCACCTCCTTTGCTTCGTCAGGCTCAGCAGCCTCTTGCGTCTTGCCCGGCATGGGCATGAACCGCGCCTCGTAGCGCACCCAAGCCACGCCGCGGCCCGGCAGCAGCCAGTCCAGCACGCCAGCCTTGATCGCGTCGTAATACGTGCCGTCGTCCAGCTCGTAGCTCAGGACGCGCTCAAGGATCGTGGAGGCGGTGCGGCCGACCTCGTCGCGGTCGAGATATCGGCGAGCCACGACAGGCTTGGGGGCCTTGGCCAGGACGGCGGGCTTGAGCGTCTGTGTGTTGGACCAGAGGATATTGAACCGCGAGCCGTCGCTGGCGCCGTCATACGACGAATCGCCCTCAGCGCGGTCAGCCCTCTCGTCCCGGTAGCGCTTGATGATCTTCTTGGCGCGCTTCTGCCACGTTTCGAAGCCGCGAACCTTGCGCGCCGCGGTCAGCTCGCGATGCCAGAAGTTCCAGTCCTCGTTCGGGCCGTCGCCCGCGACCTCAGCCATCGGCTCTATCCGGAGGATGATTGATCGGGCAATCCGGACAGAACATGCCCACTCCTTGCATGAAGGCGAGGCAGCACTCTCCGGGTTTTCGCTCTACGGGTGGCAAGCTTTCGGCAATCGATCGGGTCGATTCTCCTGCCCTAAGGCGGCGGAGGATGTCACGGCCGGTTTCCGTCGATCCAGGCACCGGCTACGCCCCATGCCCGCAGGTAAAGTACAGCGTCGCCGCGCTCGCGCTCACCACCGCAACATGCGTGGTCGCAGGACCGACCGAGAACATCTGCACCGTGCCGGGCAGAATCGGCGTGTCCACCGCAGTAGTCGCGGTCACCGTCGAGATGCCGAACCGGATGAATGCGACCGTTGTGTTGGCCGCGAGCGCGGAGACCATGACCTGCTGCTCGCCAGTGAACGGGAGCGCAAAGGCTGTCGTGGTCGTGACAGCGGGCGCCGCAACTGTGCCGGCGACATCCGGGGTGAACGGTGTGGTGGTTTGCATTCCTGCCCCCTAGCGGAAAACCGTGATCCGGTACGTCAGCGACCCGAGCGACACGCCAACCGCAACGGCCGTGGAGAATGTGATCTCCAGCGTGTTCGTGGCGCTGACGCGGGTGTTGGCGATGACCGCGCCTGATGTCAGCGTGCCGATGCAGCGCACCACGACCTGGTCCGTCGTCAGCAGTCCCGTGACCGTCTGGGTCACAACCGTGCTGACCAGAGCGGCAATCGCGCCGGCCGTAAACGTGATGTCCTTGGAGAAGATCTGGCTGACAGCGCTGCCGCCGGATAGGACGGAGGATCCCGAGATTGCCCCAGGGACCGACGAGCTTGTGCGCAATCCCATGTAAATCCCCGTTTCAAGTGAAGCTTCGAGCGGGCCGGTCGTCACCCCGGCTCTAGAGTCTGGCCTTGAGGTGGCCGATACTCCTGGTCCTCAATTCACCCTGTGTGTCTACTTTCCACACCGCCGCTCGAACTCAGAATCTCTTGCTCTCTCTCCGACGCGCGTCCCACAAGTCGTTGAGCGTAACCGGCTTTACCCCCGGCGGCAATGCCGCAATGCCTTCCTGGCCGATCGTCAGCATTCTCCCGGGCTCTTTTGCCTCCACAGGGTTCGCCTCACGCACGCCCATCGCGAGATAGCGAAATGCATCTGCCCCATGGGCAGCCCAGTCCGCCCGCGGCGTCGGCTTGAACACCTTCAGGTCGTCGTCCCACTCGTGCTGGTACTGGCGGAGGCATTCAATCCCGGTCGCGCATCCCAGCTCGTCGAAATGGCATCGGCCTATGATTTGCCGCACAGCCGAGATGCCATCGGCCACATGGTGATTCGGCACGAGGCGAGGCTTCATCCCGCATTCGATCATGACCTCGATCCGCTGCTTGGCCTTCCCGTCCTTGCCGCTGGATGTCATCTCGGGGACCTTGGCATCGTGCGGCACCCAGTCCGTACCTCTACGGTGGCCGGCGTTATCCACAAGTTTGCGGATTTGCTCCTGGTAATGCGGGATGGCGTAGCCTGAGCCCGAGATGTAGCCGACGACGCGGATTTGCGCCTTTCCGGTGTCGCTCGGCGCAATCTGGTACAGCCAGATCGTCATCGTGTCGGAGCCGCGGGAGACGCCCAGATCCCACGCCGTATGCACTGGGATGTCAGGCCAGATCGGGACCTCGCCAATGCGGCCTTCAGCGTCGACTTGGACCATCTCGCGGCCGTAGTAGGCACCCAGGATCGCCGCCTCGAAGCTGCACCAGTACTCCTGCTCAATCAGCGCGTCACCTGCGTCGGGTCCGTAGATGGCGTGGTATTCCTCGCGCTGCACCTCAACCCGGTTTTGCGGATATCCGGTCTCGTTCGGCGTGAGCACCTCGGAGAACCACTCTGGAGACTTCCGGGCCATCGCCAGCATCTTGTAGACGTGGTTGCGCCCACGAGGTGTGGTAATGAATGCAGCCCAGCCGCCGTTCTCGTCGAGGATCGGCGCGAGATAGGCCCAAGCTGCCGGATTGCTGATCGCCCACTCGGAGAACACGATGCCGGCCGGCGGAGCACCCACGAGGCTGTCAGGATTGTCCGAGCCTACGACACGCCAGACCGAGCCGACCTTGAACTCGATGGTCATCGTGTCTTCGCGGGTCGACTTGCGCAGCTCCTTTGGGAACGCCTCGTCAATGCGCTTCTTGCCGGTATGAGGGTTGACGGCCTCCCAGATCGCGCGCCGGGCCGAGGAAAACAGAGGGAGGCAATGCCAGTAATTTGCCGGCCTCAGATGCGCCGCGACCGCAGTCATATGTAGCGCAACGTCGTCCTTTCCTGCGCGCCTGTGCCATATTAGCAACAGTCGCTTGATCCCCTGCTCCCAAGCCTTCCACGACGCCATCTGGTAATCGCGCGGTCGCCAAGCGTTGGGCAGGTCGATGGATGTCATCGACGCGATGCAATCCGCATGGCCGCTTGCATCTTCTCGACCCTCAGAGCCCGAGAGCGTTCCTCAGCCTCATCATGAGCATTCAGGATCGCCTGCAGCTTCGCTCCGAACTGCGGGTCGCTGCGCACGACCTCATCCATCTTGCCGTACATATTCGCGCGCCGGATGAGCATGTCAGCACGCGCATTCAGGTTCCTGGCGACCGCCTGGTAGATCCTCACGCGAGCCTTGCGCCATGCGTTGATGGTCTCGTTCATGCCCCTGCTCCCTTCATCCGGCGCCTGTCGCGGACAGCCCGCAGTCGCTGCATAAAATCCCGATCCTTGCGCTGGCTCTCGTAGTTCTCGGAAGACACGATTGCGCCCATCCGCTCGGCGGTCATCGTGCGATTCATCATGGTCTCGAACACCGCATACTTGTAGCCGCTAGGTACCTCACGAGACCGGATTGCCTGTTGCGCTCGCTCAGGGCTCTCATACTCGCCGATTGCGCCCACTGAGCCATCTGCGACAAATCCGATCAGAATCACACTCATGCCACCTTCTCCTTTGCCTCTCGCCACGCCTCGATGTCCTCCGCGCGATACCTCGGCTTGCCCCGTGTCCCGAGATTGCGCGGGCCGACTTCGAGCCAGGCCCAGCGTTCCAGCTGCACGGGCGGGACGCCGGCTATCGGGGCGGCCTCAGCGGGCGTCAGGAGCATCTCTCTCGATCTCCAACTCGCTCAGCATCACAATCTGCGGCCCCTTGGCGGCGGCATCCCAATCTACCCACGTCCATCGGCGATCGTCCACGCACTTCACTCTGCCGCGAGGCGCGCGACCGCGGAGCTTCACGCGCATTCCGATGGCCTCAGCGGGGCTCAGCAGGGTCATCTCCAGCCGCCTTCATAGGCGGCGTTATCCTCGCTCATCAGGCGATCCTGAAGACGCTCGACTTCGCCTCTCAGCCGTTCAATCTCAGCCACGGCTTTGCCCAGCACCTCGTGGTCGAGCGGATCGCCGCACGTCTCGTGGAGGTACTTCAGCTTCGTCAGGTAGTCCTCGCTCATGCCTTGTAGCTCACCCAGCGCTCGCCGCGCGCCATCTCGGACCAGAGGTGGCCGTAGTTGTTCCAGGCTGCTTCTTCGGCACCGTCTGGCTGTTGGTGGCCGAACTTCCACTTGGATGCATCAAGGAGTCGCTCGTCTTGCAGCCATGGTAGGGCTTCGGGCTTGTCGCCCATCAGTTTCGATCCTGCCGGCCGTCGATGTGGAATTGCACGCTCACAGGCTCCGGGATCGTACCGTTCACGATAGCCAGAGCCCAATCGCGACGAGCCTGCTCGTATCGCATGTACGCAAGCGGATTTGGCCTCTCCTTCGACTGCGCAAGATGGTAGGTCAGCTTCTCCACCTGCATCGCCATGACGCGCATTCCCTCGCGCATGTCGGCCAGCTGCTTCTGCAGGTCGGCTATCATGTCTGCAGCCTCAGAACCGACAACCATGATGCCGTCTTGGGCCAATGCCTCGCGGGCCTTCTGCTCGCTCGCCTCATCCGGCTTCCGCGCGATCCTCGCCAGCCGCGGCTTCGTCCAGTGCGGGGGCTCGTACATCAGGCCATCCTCTCTTGAATCACAGACGCCTGGTTCGGTGCGATCACCGAAATGTGCCCGATCGCAACAACGACCGCAGGAGCGGACTTCGTCTCGATGGTGAACTCCTGAAACCGACGAACCCCGGGAAAGTCGGCAAGGATAATCACATCAATGCCAGTCTTCTGTAGGCTCACGTCGCTCATTTCCCCTCCTCCTCGCTGAATCGCCTCACCACGACCTGCACCGGGCCGCCATCTGCGCCCTCAACTCCGAGGCGCTCCCCGTACTTCCGCGGCAGCCGCTTGCTCATGATCCATTTACGGGCGTCCACCCGAAGCCTCGACCTGGCGATGTGATCGTGGTTCGCAACTTCGTCAATCCGGCCAGATGCGGATTCCCGCGTCATCCAGTCGTTGGTGGAATCGTCTGCGATCTCAACGATTTCGTCTTCCCACCGGTCAAGCTGCCGTTCACGTGCGCGAGCGTATTGCTCTTGAAATGCTTCGTGCTCGTTCAGCCAGCGGAAGATGGTACCCTGAGCTGGCATATGATCGTCTGCAGCGATTTGGCGGACGGTTTCGCCCTCTGCGATCCTGCTACAGATCTCGGTAGCGGCTTCGGGCGTGTAGGAAGATGGGCGACCGGCTGTCTTAGCCACTCTGCGTATCCTGTTGCATTTTCGCCACTATTCCCATGAACTCAGGCCGCGTCAAGTCGGGACTGCGCCGAAGAAACCGACCGCCTGAGCTGGCGATTTCTTGGCCGCTGGATAATTCTGGAAGTGCTTGCAAGGCGCGCAACGATCCGACCAGCGGTAAAATCCTCGACCGGGTTGAGGACGCCAGTCCGGATGATGTTGATACCGCTGCATCGGGCGAGCGCATTTCGGGCAGTCTCGACCTCCGGGGACTTCGAGCGCAGCGGGGTCTTTACTCTTACTCATCCTCTTACTTCCTCTCTCTTCTCAGGTGGTTGACCCGGAGCGGTTCAGCCGCGTATCCGCCAAAACACCCCCCTTACCCCCCGCAGCAATGCTACGGACAGGGCAGGGGGATGGATGGCGCTCTGTGACCCGTCGGGACGAGCCGCTGTAGAGCCGCCGCCGGCCTTGCGGTACCGACATCCCGGCATTTTCCGCAGCGGCACATCCGGGAAGGGAAGATCCCTCACACCCTGCGCCTTGCCGTCCCTGCTGCGCGAGCCTCGACGCACGAATGCGCCCCGGCCGGGATGACGGCGTATGTCCGATTTTGGCTTGGCTGGTCTTGACGACAGGCGCCCCGCGGGGCATGTAGATGCCTGTCCAGTGTCCGGTGCCGCCAAGCAGTTCGGACATTATGCGCCGGGTTGAGGAGCGATCCTCCCCGGCGCAAGTCGTTTGTGGACCCGGCTTGGGGCTGGCGTCAAGGTGCATTCTTTATCCAGTCAGCCTGCTCTGGCGCCTTTGGCCGATCCACGAACATGTCGGGCTCTCGCAACGCGGCATCGATCCGCTTGCACGCAATATCGAAGTACCGCGGCTCAATCTCGATCCCGATGAACTGGCGGCCTAGCTTGACGGCGGCAACGCCTGTGGTGCCAGAGCCCATGAAGGGGTCGAGGATGGTTTCGCCGTCTGCCGTCGTTTGCCGCAGCGTCCATTCCATGACTGCGACCGGCTTTTGCGTTGGATGCACCCGCACTTCGCCGCGCTCGGATGCCTTTAGCATCCCGTTCCAAAGGTGCCGCGTGAGCCGCGCTGGGCCGCTGAGGTTCGTCCAAGCCATTTTGCAATCGGCTTGATCATTACTGCAAATGCTGTCTCGCTTGTCCCAGACGAGCCAATTGGATGACACTGGCAGCTTGTTCGCAAAGTGATTGGCCCCGAATAGGACCACACGAGGAAAGCGCAGCCACGGCGCGGGGTCAAACGGCTCGTCATCGCCGCGGATGGGATGGTGATCGAACTGCGTCGATCGCGCCAGTTTTCCCCCGCCGGTCCCATGGGAATACGCAATCCCATACGGTGGATCCGTCACCACCGCATCGACTTTGCCCAGCGTCGGCAGGATCTCCCGGCAGTCTCCGCAATAGAGCGTAACGCCATCAGCGAGCGTCTCGGTGCGCCACGTCATTGCGGATCTCCCATCGGGCACGAGCAGAGCCAGATCATGTGCACGGACCATGCGCCGTGGTGCGTCCCGGACAGGGACGGCAGCGGCATCCAGCCAGCACGGAGATAGCCGTCAGCGGCATCGAAACGGACGAATCGGTGGTATGTCACTTCCCCTCCCTCTCGACGGTCCTCCCGCACGTGACGCACACGTCGCGAACGTATTCTCTGGGCTTCGATGCCTGAATAATGCGGATGAACTGATCTGGCGTACCGTTGAACCGGTCGACGCTAAACCGATTGTTAACGTTTTCATCATACCGCGGCTCGAACCTGCATCCGCGGAGCCATGCGTCACGGCGGGGGCACTCGGTCATGGCTTCACCGGGCTTGTCGCAAGGGCGTGGACAGCCTTTTCCAAGCATTCAGGGCAGACATCCACCCAATTGGCGTCGCAATCGGGCTCCTCCCCAATGCGAACGAGAGGCGACTGATCCTGCTGGCATTCATGGCATCTCATGCTTGTCCAAGAGCCATTTCCGATGACTCGTTCAATATCGGCCGGCGTAGCCTTCTCCAGATCCAGAACCCGGAGGTGCTTGCCTATTGCAAGCTTGTCGGCAGTGGCCCGGTTTTTGGGATACTGCTCGTCCCAGCGATCGGGCAGGGCACGGATGATATCGCGGAGATGGATCACGGTGATTGTCATGCCCCGCCCTGCTCCTGCCGCGCCCGCCTGGCCTTCTTCGGAGGCTTGACCGTCCATCCATGCCGGCGGAGTGCATCGGCGATCTGGCCCAGCGCGTAGTGGTCCAGATCGGCGCATTCAGTGATCGGGCGGCCGGTGTTGTGGCCGACCACTACGACCTGCGAATAGTCGGCATGGGCCTGCGAGACGACCTGGCCCGCGCCAAACCGTGTGGCGAGTTTGTCCTCTTTGCGCATCGACCAGCCGGCAGTCATGGCCGTTGCCAATTTCTGGCCCAGCCGTCCGCCATGCTCGCGGATATCGTGTGTGCAGTCGTTGTACAGCACAGCCACCGTGTTGAAGCCCATCACCTGTCCTCCTGCTGCGCCCGCTGGTGCGCCTGCGGCTCGCCCGGGAACTCGCGGAGGGCGGCATCGATCATGGCCTGCCAGTTCTCAGTGAATGTCTCGTGCGGATGGTACTGCCCGATCGTTCCCTCAGCCACTTTGCGGCGCAATCTCTGCTGCCACATCTCGGTGACCGCCCCGAGCATCGCCGAGTTCGGATTCCGCATCGCCGCGATGGCCGCGCGGGCGTGGCCTTGCCACAGGCGCTTGATGGACGGATCCATGTCCTCGTCTCGCCACGGAGATCCAATGCGCTCAATCAGCGCCCTCGCCACGACCTCCACCATGGTCATCTCGCTCATACCCCGCACATCCCCTCGCATTCGTTCAAGAACAGGTCAGACTGCCCGCGCTCCGACGGCGAGCGCAGATCGACTTCATCGAGAGGCCGTCGACTGCGGTGCATGAACTGCTCACCTTTCGTGCCTGGCTGATGCCGGATGGCGCGGTCAACGGTGATCGCGTCCGCCCGCTCGCCAGGCGTAAGCGCTTCCCATTCCTCGTTGGAGCGGAACGGACAGCCGATACAGGCCGACCGCGGTGCGTCCCAACCGAAGCGCTTGAGACAAGCCCGACAGTCCGCGCGGTTCATGCCGCGCTCGATGAGTGGCCAGCGATTGACGAGATATTGGACGCGCGCCGGCTTGACCCGAAATGCCTCATCGGTCGAGATGCCGATCCACATCTCGGCGCCACCTTTCGGACGCCCACCGAGCAACTCGACTATCTTTCGGCGGATCGGGTCAAGCTTATAGTGTGCGGTGCATTGGCGCTTACCCAAGCCGTCCGATCCATCGGCGTTGCGGATGAACCATGGAATGGCTGCAAAGCCCCTCGCCCGCAATGAGCCGCCTGCGATAGCAGCCTCGCGCAGATTGCCGGCGGTGACGCGATGGACCGGGAACGGCAGCGCGCGCTCCAGTCGGCCGAGGTGCTCGTAGACCGCTACCGGTTCCCAACCGGTGTCAGCGAAGATCGCGCAGTCCGGCATCGGCGTGATCTCGCCGTGCGCCGCCAGCAGCGCCAGTGTGGTGGACTGCACCCCGGCGCCGAGTGAGAGTACCCGCAGCTTTGGTACGATCTCGCTCATGCGCCAAACTCCTCGTCATCTTCGTTGTTGTCATGACAGACGCATTCGCAGGGCTCCTGTTCCTCAGACATCGGATACCTGAGTTTCGCACATTCGAACGGATCAGATACCCGGCAGCAGCACCGACGAACCCGCTCCACCATGGTCATCTCGCTCATGCGCCCTCCTTGCGCGGCTGCGCTGCGTCCGGCTCGGCCATGACGCGCTCGAATGCTTCCGTCATTTCATCAGCCATTCCACGAGCCTCCTCGGCATCGACCAGATCGCCAATGCAATCGAGCATCACGCATGTGGCTGCCTGCATCGCCCGCTCGCGCCTGGCCGCGCTCGCCTCCGCCTTCGCCGCCTCGTACTCCGCGAGAGCGGCGGTCATGGAGGCAACGTACAGATCTCGCCATCCCTTCACATCATGGTCCCAATCATCCGCGGCTTTCTCAGGAGACAGGCCATAATTGGCGCTATGCCGGATGTGGAACGCCCTCGCGGCGCGCTCGGTGGGGGTGGAGGTCATGCTTCCTCCGCCGTGACTTCCCACGGGTGCGGGCAGTAGCAGACGTTGCCACTGTTGAAGCGATCGAGGGGCGTCCATTCCTCCAAATGCTCTCTGGAAACCTCATCCATCGCTTTGGCAATCGCGGCCTTCTCGTCTTCGGCCTCCACCTCGACGAAAGCGTGCCCTGCGATCGGGATCGTGACGTTGAACGTCTTCACTTCGCCTCTCCTCTGCGCTTGCGGTATGTGGTGACGCGCACCGAACGAGCTTCTGCGATCAGCATGCGGATGTGCGCGGACAGGGTCCGTTCCTCCGCGCTGGCCTCACGGGTCAATGCGATCTTGAGTTCGGCCGGAAGCCTGAGTGTGACGGTATCGTCTTCATGCGTGCTCATGCCGCGATGTAATACACGCTCTTACTCTGTCCGTCAAGCCCGAAAGAAAGCAATAAAGTTGCGCGGATTTCTATTGCATAACGTCCAACCGCGTCTTACATTCTCCTCATCGAACAACGGAGCACGGACATGACATACGGCATCGGAATTGGCGACAACCGAAAATCAGCGGACGATATCATCGCCATGCTGGACCCGGCCATCCCTCTGCAGTGCGCCCACATTCAGGCCGTGCGCAATCTGGTTCGCGATGGCATGCGGTATTCAAACGAAGATGGGGACGTGCTCGGCGCTGCTTGGCAGGTGGCCTCGAACCGCAGAACCGAAGTCGCTCCTTGGGCCGCAAAGTGGGTCGAGATCATGTGCACGGAGTATGCGGCAAGCTAGATAGCCTCACCGCTCCGCGTCCTCCGCCACGAGCCGGTCCGCCTCACGGGCGAGCCGGCGGCACCGTAGCTCGGTCTCGCGGCGGTCGCGCTCAGCCAGCACATGCGGGGCGATTCCCTTGGGCTGAAATTCTGCAGCCAATGGCTTGGCGCTGCTGTCCATTTCGCTGATTCTCAGAACGGAATTTCGGACGTGTCGACCGGGAAGTCGTCGCGGCTGGCCGGCGGCGCATCCTCGATGACATGGCGGGCGAGCGCTCCGACGCGTTGCATGGTCGGGCCTCCGTCGTATGCCGGCTTGGTCCGGTCCCGCGTATCGGACGGTATTGCCGCCCTGTATGCGTCCTGCTGCCGAATGACCGCGGCCAGCAAGGGCGACGCCGATAGCGCACCAGCGGGCTCCGCACCGGCTGCGGCATAGGCTTTGGCAAGCACGCGCTCGTTCGCCCGGTCCAACTGCGCTCGCTGGGCCGCCTTGGCGGCGTGGTCGATCTCGGCCGCACCCTTCAGCCCCCAGTTTGGGCCATGCTTGGCCTTCAGCTCGTCGTAACTCGGCCTCGCTCTGCGAGATGCTTCAATTTTCTCAGATTCCAAACGGCGGGCCTCCATCTCGCGGATTATGCGAGCCTCTCGATCCTCCGTCTCCACGATTCCTCGCATGGAGGCGGTTTCACGCTCGCACCACGCGACAAGGTCGGCGACGGTCGGAAGAAAACGCGTTTCCCGCGCGACGCCAAGCCTGAGGTCGGCACACCGAAGCGCAATCGACCGTGGATATTCAAGCAAGATGCCGGAAAGGGCGCCGATATACCCCTTTGGGTCTTGTGGTGTACCGTTGGGGAAAGCGGAGATCAACCGTCCGACAGCCTCAATGGCCTCCGAGAATGTCATTCTCTCGGAAAGAGCTTGCCTGACGTTCCCGCTCGCGGACTTCGTCGGCAAGTTCAAAGGCGAGTTCTGAGATATTAGGCTTCGATTTTCCATTTCTCGCTCCGCCATTTGCTAGCATCGTGGAGATGTAGGCGACTGGCTCTGCAACGTTCTGGTCTCGGGAAAATTGGATTGCGGCAAGCAGTCCGACAGGGTCTGGCCTGACTTTGAGCCATTGCCCGATAAGCGCTCCGGTTCGGCGTTCGGCAACGCCGAAGCTCACGAGAATCGTTTTCCCGATTCGGAATAGCTTGGCTTTCGGATCTTCCCCGACCACGTCGACATCTATCGGCACCGCCAGCGCCGGCTTCGGGGCCGAAGCTTTAGCTTCGGAACTATGTGGCTGTGGTTGTGAAGACGCGCGCGCGTGTGTGTGCAATTGCTCTGCATGTGCACAGCTTTTGCTGTGCTTTTGCATGGCCGCTGCCTTGCGTTTATTGGAGATTTCGGCGGTCTTGATCAACTCAAGAGCAAGCCGTTTCTGAATCCAAGACCCGTCCTCTTGAGGTTCGAAAAATGAACTCAAGACCCGCCAGACCTTAGCCCAGTGGGGTGGGTGAACCCGTGCTATGCGGGCCATCATCTCTTGCGATTTGGGAAGTTTTCCGTGCTGCCAGTGATGCATCAGAAGGAGCAAATATGCCCCGTGTTCATTGGCCGTCAAATGCTGTGTGTCCGCCAGGTAGTCGGCGATATACAATGGCATCCATGGTCGGGAGGTCATTAGACTCCGGTCCCTTCGGAGCAGGCGGCGGGCCTAGGAAGGGACCCTAGGCCGCGCGCGCCGTTTCCATGTGTCGGTAGCTAGCCGACGCGTGACGATGGCATAACTACGGGGGCGGCGCAAGGGGGGTTCCGGGCCACCAGTCGGCTACGTCGGACGGCGCTGGAAAACTGCGCTTGGCAATGAGTCGTCCGTCTTTGTCGGAGGGCGCCCACCGCCCATTGGCGAGTAGGAGGGCAAACCCGACGACCTTCCCGGATTCGTCGAGGAGCCGATATGAAATCTTGTCGTAGGGCTCAGCGCGGATCTTCATCGGATGTCCTCCGCAGCCTTGCGCACTGCGGCAAGGGCCTCGTCCAACGGCGGATCGCCAGCGTCGATCAGGGATTCCGTGCTCGGATGCCATGGCCGCAGCGTCACGCGGCAGCCGGTCACGTCGCCGAACTCGACCACAAGCCGGCGCATGTGCTTCGGATCGTCGTCGGTCACGAGACGGAACCGGCGCACGGCGTCGATCACGAGCTTGCAGGCGTTGTCCGCGTCGATCCGGGAGCCTTCCGCCAGCGTCAGGGTCAGCTCGTAGGGGCCGGCGATGGGAGGGGCTAGCGACCGCTTCTGCGACAGAAACCACCCGTCCGCGCTGGACTGCCATGTCGAGACGGTGCGGTGCGCTCGCCAGTCGATCCGCCGCGTGCGATTCACGGATATGGGCGCCGGTAGGCTAAGCACGATCTCTCTCATCCGGCGCGCTCCGTGGCTTCGCGGGCGCGGAGGGCGGCTATCGTCAGGGCGATGGCGGGTGGATATGCCACAAATTTGGCATCCCAACTGGCGTAATATTCTTTCTGGTGATCGACATACCGGCTAATGAAGCATTGCCACAGGTCGCCATCGGCAAACCGTTCCAATTTGATGTTCCAACCATCCGGCATCAGCGTCAGCGCTACGTCGAGCGACGACGTGTATTCCGGAGGGCCGCAGCACTCATCGGTCGAGACCAATCCCTCAGCCGAGCCGTAGTTGATCGACTCCGCGCCTACAGCCAAGCGGATTTCCTCATCCAACTCGATAGATGGACCGGTGGCGTTTTCGAGGCGCGCGATGATCTCGGCGATGGTCATGTCGTCACCTCTGCCTTGTTACGCGCCACGATCAGGTGCACCGCGATGTTGCCTTCGTGCGATTCGATGCCATCCACGATAACCATCGTTTTGACGCCCATCTCGTCGCCGACTGCGCTGAGAAGCTCGCTGATGTTCTCGATCGAACCTCCCACAGTCTTCGCATCAAGGCGCTCGCCGGGATGAGGCTCCAGGCGCAGAGTTACCCGCGATTCGGCCATCAGCTTGGTGGTGACTTCAAGCCCCAGCGCGTTGCCGCAATGAGGGCAAGTGAGCCGCTCGGCGGCCTGTTCTTCGGCGGTCATGTCATTCCCCCTTTGCGGCGGCGAGCGCAGCGTTCGCTGCTGCGGCCACGATCCGTCGAACGGCCTCAGGACGGGTAACGCGGTGGGAGTCAGGCTGGCGCAGTATCCATGCGTCAAGCCGCTTTAGCTCTGCTGGCGGAAACCGCACGTGGATGGGTTTCGAGCCGACTTTGGGGCGACCTCGGGTTTTCTTCATGGGTGGTCTATAGCACCAGGAAAATATTTTTGCAACCAGCTATTGACGCTGCCCACGGATCGGAGCATCCTCGCGTCGTCGGCCGGGATGACCGGCTAGGGAGCAGGGGCGCGGTGATGAAGGCGATCTACGATGTCGAAAATCACAAATTCACCGACAATGAGCATATGCCATCCGGTGCGGTCGGTTTCATCTCTTGGCGGCGCCTGTCTACCATTCTCGGCGTGTTTGACAATGAGAGGGTCACCCACATGAAGATCGAGGATGATGGAATTACATTCCGGACAGAGTCCACCTCATGACCCGCCTCTCCACGCTCGCGGAGCACGCCGCGGACTTCGCCATGATCGCCGTGTGGTGCGGCGCTATGTGGGCAATCGGGGGATTGTGATGAGCGACCTGCACAACGACGCCGCCGAGAATTTGCCGACGATGCCGCACTCGACGCGCAGCCCGAAGGATGCCGCGGCGTACAGGCGCCTCGCAACGCTGATGGCGCAGACCGGGGGCGCACTGCCGGCCACTGAGGCGCTGATCGCCGAGACGGACTGGCGGCCGAAGCCGCGGGCGCATCGTGAACTGCCATGCAGGTGCCGTACCGATGGGCACATGTGCGAAGACCACGCCCCGCGTGCGGTGAATCCATGAGGGGCATCGCGCTGGCTATCATCATCGGCGCTTCCGCCGTTGCGCATGCGATTCGCGGAGAGCCCCTGTCATCAACCGATTTGAGATTATACGGCTTCGCGCTTTTGGGGACGCTTATCGTCATCGCGTCCGGATGGTGAAAGGTGCAACCATGATGTGGTCTGGCTACGAGGGCAACGGCGGAATCAGCGGCCAAGTGCTCGTCACGATCGAGAGCCCTGACACGGCGCACATACACGCCACGCCTGAGCTGCGGGCGTTTCTGTTGGAACTCCGGGCTCAGCATGCATCGGGCTCCGAGGGCATGCATGACTTTGACGCGACGTGCGCGAAGCACGGGCTCGGGGCGCCGTGCAAGTGGGAGGATGGGCGGTGAGTGGGCCCATGAAGCGCGCGCGCAAGATCGTCGAGGATCACTTTGCCTGTTACGGGGCAATTCCGCAGCCGCATCGCTTGGTTGATGCTATTGCCGCTGCCTTGGGCTTTGTGCAACTGGGCGCCATACCGCACAGAGACTCGGTGGACGAGATGCTGGCGGCGCTGAAGGGACTCGTCAATCTGGGCAAGTTGCCGGGAGAGAATTCGCTCGACTACTTCGAGCGAGTCGCCGAGCGCTTTCATCAGGAAACAGGCATTCTCGCCCCCGGCAAAGACGATGCCATCGGAGCAGTCCCGCGCGAACAAATGGAAGCGGCGTGGAATGCATGGAGAGCCGAAAAGTACGAGAAAGCGCGTGACGTGATCGCCAAGGCGGAGGGCCGGCTATGACCCGCATCGCCGCCGCCCTCCTGCTCTCCGCCGCGCTACTCGCCCCGGCCTCCGCGCGGGAGTGCCTGACGCAACGCGAGTTCCGGGCGACCGAGCACAAGGTCAAGGTCGCTCGCCACTGTTGGCAAGCCGTGGCGCAGAAGCCGAAAGCGCGACCCGTTCCGGCTGAGGTCGAGGTCGTCCACTTGGCGCCGGCCGAGTTCCCGATCGTGGAGCCGCCTGGGGCCGCACCGGAGCCCGAGAGCATCCTCGCGCCGGGCCTGCTGTGGCGATCTGGGGGTGACTGGCCCATGGTGGCCCGGAAAGGCATCCCTGATGCGGCCATCGCGGCCATGGGTGCAGCCGGCGCAGTCGGGGGCATGGTTGGCGTGGCGGGCTTCCTAGGCCACCGGCGCAAGGTCCGCGTGCGGGACG